AAAATCACGACACCAGATCCACCGGAACCTCCTGTATTCCCTCCGTTTCCTCCTCCACCTCCTCCAGTATTAGCTGTTCCTGATATTCCAACAGCAGGAAAAGTGCTAGCACCTGCACCACCTCCACCTAAACCACCTGTTCCTCCAAAGGATAAACCTGCACCACCTCCACCTCCACCATAGTATGTTGCTGTTCCGGTAATTGAATTTGATATGCCGACACCACCATTGCCAGCCACCCCACTTTTTCCTACGTAGTAAGAGCTTTGTCCTACTGCACCTGCACCACCTCCACCTCCACCGTGTCCACCCGCTCCTCCGTTATCAGATGCTCCACCATTATAGCCTTGTCCAGATGTACCTTTACCACCACCTCCACTCTGACCACCTCCTCCTCCTGATCCTCCATTTCCTGCTGTTTGACCCATAGAATTTCCATAACCACCTTTTCCGCCACCAATTGCGGTTAACGAAAATGCTGTGCTATTACTTCCGTTGGTATTAAATGCTCCACCTCCACCGATTGTAATAGAATAAGTTGTTCCAGGAGACAAAGTAACAGTTCCAGACAAAACACCACCCCCGCCACCTCCACCGGAATATAAATTTCCGACATATCCGCCTCCACCACCTCCAGCTACGATAAGGTAGGATGCCGAATATGTGGTGGCAGCGGATACGCTATCTCCAAACAATCCATTGCTTCCGATGATTAGAGGCATTATGCGTAATCCATGTTGATCAGGATTGCACCCGAGACGACTGCCGTGGCGTCGTTATCCGCGATGCCCGTGGACACCCGGAATGCCAAGCCTGTGCCAAATGCAACACCCTGAGGACCAAAGTTGCTCACCGTTCCAGCCAGGTTCGCCGCAGTGGAGTTCGCGGGAATCGGGATGACCTTGATTGGCGTGTCGGAGCTGGTTGGACCAGACGCCTTGTTGTAGAGTTTCAAATAAGCGGCAGTCGAACTGTTGTTGCTGACCTGGATCCCGTACAGCGTTGCTGCACTGGCTTTGACCGAGGTCGAATCCTGGTTGGAAGCCCCAGTCGGGTGGTAGAAGTAAGCGGTCGCACCGCCCGAGGTCGCAGTCGTGCTGGTTACGGCGCCAATCGTGTTGGATCCTGCGGCGAGGCCCGGGAGAGACGCAAGGCTGACCGGTTGGGTTGCCTGATAGAAAGTTCCGGTAACAGCAAGAGAACTGTTTGTGATGTTCGCCTGAATCTTGCCCGCAGACACTGCCCCCGCAATAGTGGCCAGATTGCCACCAGTTTCCACCGCTAGAAGACTGGTATTGAGATTTGTCCCGGCGTTTGCAGTGATTGTTCCGCTGACTGGTTGGGTTGTCTGATAAAAAGTTCCTGTAACTGGGATAGAACTGTTCGTGATGTTTGCCTGAACTTTGCCAGCCGTAACCGCACCGGCCAACGTAGCCAGATTGCCCGACTCCTGTGCCGCTCCCGTAGGCAAAGGCAACGAGCTGGCTGAAACCGGTTGAGTTGTTTGCCAAAAAGTACCCGTTACCGGAACTGTATTTCCTACATTCACCGATCCCGAAACCGTCAGTGTGCCTGATATTTTGGAATAAATGCCCGACAGCCATCCCAGCACCCCAGACCCTCCCGTAGGCTGGCTGATACCTGTGCCGCCTGCTCCCTGAGCTGTCGCGATTGTCGCTAGATTGCCTGTTTCTTGAGCTGCTCCCGATGGCAAAGGCACTGTAGCAGCAGGATCAAGCCCAACCGTCATCAACGGGACATCAGGAGCAGAGCTTACAATAACCGCAACATTAACAGACCCTGACCCAACCAGAGCACTCGTTAGCCTGGTTCGAAACTGCGGGAAGCCAGCAACATTGAACTGATAGCAATTATTACCACCATTCAGGTTGTAATTTGTGGCCGTTCCATAGTTGCTAATTAAACCCCCTTTAATTGCAATCCATGAAGTTCCGTCGTAAACTTCAAAAGCCGTATTCCCGCCCGTTACGGTACCGCTGACGATATGCGATACTATCACTGTATCATAACCGGAAGTCGCAACAGTTACCGCAGAGTTTACGTTAGTAGAAGAGTTAATAGTCAGATTGACAGGAGCCTGATAGTCATCCTGAATATATAGCCCGTTACCCTGCCTGACTGGACTGCTCGATCCTGTAGGACCCTGATCGAGTTTACTGTATCCTACATCCTGCCCAATCGCTGGAGCTGTGCCAGTCCCAATTAAATCGCTGGCAATGCTTTTACCTGATCCCGGAGTCACGGAAATAGTCATTTATGATTCCTCACCTGGCATAGGTCAAAAACATAAAAAAGCCCGGCCCCATCGGCTGACCGATTAAACCAGAACCGCCGCCACCACCGCCGGAAACGTTTCGCGATTGGCAAACATAAACGACGGAAATATTTAACGCTATTTGCATTAGTACCAATTCACGATATTTGTTGCCGTTGTTCCAGTAGCCAGCACGCGAGCAGCCCGGATCGGCAAAATCATGCCAGCTGGACAAGTGTAAGTGACATTTGCCTGACCGCTGGCAGGTGTTACAACAATATTACCTGCACCACCGATAAACAGGGCCCGGCTAACATAAGCTAGATCCGCCGTGTCTGATGGGGTTACTGAGACCTGATTATCAGCAGGCCCCATCATACCCTCAGTTGTACCTGATTGCTGATCTATTGCTGGCATTATCTTTTCCCCTTTTCAGCCTGAGTCTTTTTGCTGTGACAGCTATGGCATAGAGCCTGAAGATTCTCTTCAACATCCTTACCGCCTCTTTTTTTGGGTAGGATGTGATCTACATCAATACTTGGCTTTTTCCCACATAACCGGCAGATCGGTTCTCTGTGGAGGATCAATAGTCTAAGCTTTCGCCACGTAGCCCCGTAGCCACGTTCGTGGCTCGAAGCCCTAAATTTTTTCTTTGCCCGGATCCTTTTCACTTTTTTGAGAAAAGGTTTATGTACTTGCAGTTTTTCAGGCATATCGAAATAATACAGATCAGCTATCACGATAGGATTGAGGATTGATTGTTCTGTCACCAGGCTTGAATAAAGACTGCCCTGCCTGGGCCCGCCGGCAGAGAGCCATCATTTTTGATCGGCTGCCTGGCAAGGCTTGGCTGGTTCGTTTGCTCGCCGGTAGCTCCCGATAGAGCTCGGGGAGTAGGTGAGCACAGATCTGGGCCCAGTCCCGAGGTGAAAGCTCCAGATCGAGATCAGCCAGGCTGTCCAACCTTCGTTCCAACAGATCGAGGATAGTATCTGGGATTTTTATGATCAGACCTCCTGATCGCATGGGATCAGATAGACCGTCATCTTAACATCTCGCTGCCCAGGGTGAGCTGGCAGGAGCATGGAGCAGCATCCTGGAATATGCCTGCAATTGTCTTCCCTGATCAGCCCTTTATTTTTTACCCAGTCCTGGACAGGTTTCAGGAGGTTATCCATATCTCTTTGAGGATTCCAACCTATCGCCTCCCTGACAGCGATCAGCAGAAAATGGGGTCCTTTAACCTGGCTGGCTTTACCTATGGCTAAACTGAAACTCATGTTGGCCAGTTTGATCCATTGTCGGTATTCCCGGGATTTAAGGGATCGCCCATTAACCGACCTGTAACAGCGATTTATGGAAGGAGGAAGAGGAAGCTCGAAATCTGTTATACCTATATGCGATTTTAAAAAAGAATATAAACCCTGTAACATGATTCCCCCTGGCAAAAAAAGGGAAATCTCAGCTACTTACTTTTTATGCGAAATGTTTTCTTGTGTCATGCTATTTCCATCCATTTTGCGTAGCTGTTGCCAACTCGCAGAATCCTAAGCGACGCCTCCATATATCATATTTTTCGACTGACCCACCACGCGCGAGATCAGATCAGCCAGCCCCGGTAGAGGCTGGCTGCATTTCTACCTTGATCCCTTTGCGCTGAGAGCCCCTCAGCGAGGGCGATTTCTGCCAGTTGGCAAGTGTGATAAGTTTTAAAACCCGTTTCTTTTTTCGCATAATAGGAACTACACGGAATTAGCTTCCATATGGTGGTTTCAATCCATTTCAAATCCTCTAAAACTCTGGTATCCATTTGTTGGAAACTAAACATTCAATCGTGTAACTGATTTGGTATCTCAACAGCATTCCTTCCGGTTTATACGGATCTGCTTTTGACCACAGTTCCAAAAGCAGGTCAACCGGCATCGACCTAAGAACCTGGTAAATATAATTCATTGCTTCACCAGACACATTGTTGGGATTGTAATTAACGTTTGTCATTTTATCCTGGTTTTTTGTTTTGTAAGTCTATCCAGCAAAGCACATAGAAAAGCTGCACCATAACATTTTGTGCATAGTAAAGCTTCAAATGGTACTGCGGGAAATACAACAGTTTAAAGCGATTAAAAAGCAAAAGTTTCTTTGCAAAACTCGCATTTGGTCAATTTTTCAGGGTGTTACGGTATACGGATTCGGTATTTTGACTACACGCCCAACCCAATCTTTTGTTACAGTTTGCACGAAAACAACATCGCCTAATTTAAGATCCACCCCTCACCCCCTCACTTGCTAACGAGACGCTGGCCCCGGTTGCCATGGCAGGCCTGGTATTACTGTAGGATCAACCATCTATCCACTTCCTCCCAACAGGCATCAAAAATTTCCCCGCCTTCAGTATCCCAACGATCACCATAAAAATGGACTATTTGAGGCTCCCGGCTAGTCTCAGCTACCACATAGGTATCATGCTGCACCTGTGGTACAGATCCTCCCTTAGCTGGTCCCGGTTGCCATGGTAGTTGCTGGTGGGTGTCGGACATATTTGTCTCCTTTACTTCAAGATTAACCATCGATCTACAAGTTTCGGGTCCACCCTGCCAAGAGATGCTATCGCTGAAAGCATCGTCCGGCACTGGATCAGGTTTGCCTTCGCCGCGATAAAAAAAACGGCAAACCTTTTTCTTTGGTGTCGCATCCTGCGGAGGCTGTGGCGGTGTCGTATAGCTTGAGCCGCCTTGCGGTGGTTTCTTGCCGCCGGAGCCACGACGAGTTTTTAAATTTGCGAACACTCCGGCAGTATCAACCAACTTTTTCGCCCGCTCCCAATTTTCGCACTTGCTGCAGTGCTTTGCATGACAAAAACAGGAAGGGACCAGCGTGTAAAGGGCGTCAGCCATTTCCGCGATTAGTTCAGTTGGTGTCACGTGATACCTTAACCTTTCCTTCGAGCCTGTTTTTCAACATACTTTTCCCCTGTTCATAAATCTGCCTTACCCTCTCCTTACTTATTCTGTATCGTTTTTTAATCTCATCCAGGGTGTAGCCTGTCGATCTTAAAAGCAGGATTTCCCTCATTCTTTTGTCTGGTAAAGATTCGATAGCTTTGACCATTAGAACGATTATTTCTTTTGTTTGAATTATCTCTATTGGATCATTTTCTATTGGTAAATCAAAATTGCCCTCGGACAAAGAAACGATTTCTTCTTTACGAACCGATTCTGAAAGTTTAACTATGTGTTTTTTTTTATATTGTTCCATCCAACCCCAGTTTAGATTCCGGTATACCCAGGTTGATAGTTTTGTTCCATGTGGCCCCTTTTCGACCCAGCTCCTAATCGCCTGAAGGTATTTCAACGACAGATCAGACATGATTTCATCAAGGCCCTGATAAAGGTTAAATCGCCTTTTCCTTTTCGCCGCCCAGGAGCCCAGCAAGTAAATCTTGCTCTCTTGCAGCTCTCTGATTTCCTGTTCCTGGCCCTTTTTCTTTTTTGTCATGATTCATCCTGCCACTGGTCCACCTTTTAAACTCCTCAACTGTCACTGCCACCCGTTTTCCGAAAACATCCACCAGCCAGAGCCCCTGCCCTTCCAGCTCTCTCGCATAGTCCGGCACAGGCCCAACCGGTCTGGTATTCCACTCCTGCTCCTCCTGCTCCTCCTGGAGCCTCTGGAGCAGTTCGCTTCGATATTCGAAAATAAGATCAGATAATGATTGATCGATTATCCTTTTGGTCCGGATCTGATCGCCTTCGTGATAGACATCAATTCCAGAGGACCGGAGAGCAGACAACAAAAGGAATGGGGTAAATTTCATTTCTTGGATTCCTCGACAGTGCAACTGTGGCAAGAGTTTTTCACCAGGGCTTGTTTGCACCCTTGCACGGTTGCACCGCCTTGAAAAGTAAGGGTTTAAGATTTTTTTCAACATTGCACTATGACTCATTAAAATTCGTGGTGCATAGTGCAGCAGTGCATTAGGGGTATAGGTAATGGACCTTGGGACCTTGCACCACCAATTTTTAAATGGTAGAACCATTGAAAGAAATATATTTTCTGTCATTGATCCAAGTGATTTTAAAATTCTCACTTTTCGCCGAGATCGTTCGATAAATCAGTTTTTTGTCAAAGCCTGCCTCTTTTCCAAAATCAATGATCTTTGACTGAAGGACAGGCCCTGGATTCGATCCAAAAGTCTGATCCATCCATTGGGAACATTCCTGGATTCTTTTGGGAGATTCTTTTGGCTGATTTCCTCCTGGCTCCGCGATAGGAGGCTCTTTGTCGTAGTCGTTGCCATTGTCTCCCATGGTCACTCCCATGGCTTCAGGCTTCTTGCTGTTGCTCTTGATCACTTCCAACCGTCTACGGTTTTCCTGATCCGGATCTGGCTTATCGAGTTTCAGAACAGATCGAGCCTTCTCCAGCACTCGCCGCCCGAGCATCCCGCCGCCTGAGTTTAAGTGAGTCAAACACAACAGGCAGACTTGGTTTCGCCGTGCGATCTCCTGAAGAGGCTTATAAAAACTCATCATGTCCTCACTGGCATAGAGCTTCTTGCTTGTAGCATTCCCCACCGTGTCGATAATCACTATGGCAGGCTTTACAGCCTTGATAAGGGCCTCCATCCTCTGAAAGTCTTCAGTGCTATCCAGACTGGTTCCCTCCCATGGATTGTCTTTTGTGGTGTTGATCAGGACAGACCCTTTAATATCGAAGTCCCTCCCAAGCTGGACCATCTCGTCATGATTGTTATCAGCCAGGACAAAAAGCCCTTGGCTGTTGCTCGGGAGGTTCATCTCTTGGCCGTCAGGCCATGGAAGCTGGTGAGCAATTCGCCGAAACAGATCAGCAACAAACCGGGTCTTGCCTGTGCCAGGCTCTGCTCCGAGCACATTAACCACACCGCGCTGAAGCCAGCCCTGCCAGATCCAAGTAATCTCAGATCCTGCTGTCTCCAGATCACAAAGAGTACAGATCGTGGAAGGATCAATCTCGGGGATCTCTAATTCAGGTCCCAGGTTGATTTTCTCGGATCCAGACCCAGACCTCTTCGAGCTGGTTTTCGGTCCAGCAGCTCCTGCTGCTCCTGAATCAATCTTCCGAGGTTCCTTTTCTCCTGCTGCCAGAGATTTATTCAAGGTCCGTTCAATTTCATCTTCAGGCAAACCGATATCCATGGCAGCAGCATAAAGAGCAGCATAAGCAGCCGATCGATCCAAAACTCCTGCCGCGATTAATTGACCCAGGGCAAAACAGGATTTATTCAGCTGGACATTCCTGCCGCCCTTTTCGGTATTCCGGAGGATCTCGATTTCCTTCTGAAGAGCTGCTCTGCCATAATATTGCTGGCTGAAATTCTTCTGCTTGCCCTGAGATTTGAGCTGCTGAATTCGCTCATGTTTCTCAACAAAATCTTCGAGCTGCTTCTGGCAGATATCCCATGACTGCTCACATAAAGTTCCAGAGGATTGCTCTGGCAGAAGCTGAGACAGCCTCCAGGTTGATCTGTTTTCACTTTTTCGATTTACAGTTCCATAAAGCCGACAGATCCTGCTCGCATTCGATGTGGATGGATCGATTTTAACCTGGTCTTCGAGATTAAAAATATCTCCAAGAATCTTCAAAAATGACTTTACCAACCCTTTAACTTTTTCGCTGTTGATCAGATTGATTGACAGGAGAATATGCCAACCATTTCCGCTATCTCCGAGCAGGTAATGAGTAAACCCTTCCTGCTTTAAGAAATCCAAAACCTGCAAGGTCAGCTCCCATGCCTTGGATTGCTGTTCATCGGTGGAACAAGCTCCAGCAGGCCGGACAGGGTCAACATCGATAAGGATCCATCGCCTGCCGAGAACATCACTATCCCGAGCTGGGCTGGTGGAATTCAGCAGCGCGGGCTTCAGCGGGTTCAGACCAAAATAAATCCCGCCTGATAATTTCTGCTCTCTGCTCTCGATATCCTCGCAATAGATGCAAAGGGATTCGAGATCATTCCCCATAAAATATTTTGTGACGCTGGCCCGCCCTGCCATGCCGAGAACACGGACCTCAACCACCTGTTCAGGCACAATTATTTTTTGAAGGAGCTGAGGAATAAGAAAACTTTTTTTTTTCGCAATCATCGCTGTAAATCCTGTTGATATTTCAAAAAAAAAGAGAGCCTCCCCAATAGAGGCTCTCGACCAGATCAGCCATTAAAAAGGATTATCATCCTCCTCTGAAGCTGGTGGAGCAGGCTTTTTCGGCATAGGAGTTTTTAAATCTGTGTCATTTTTAACCAGGCTGATCAGATAAAAATTCTGATACTCTTTCCCGGTCTGCTTGCTGATGTTGTTTTTTCTCTTGGTGAGGATCTTTTTGCCGGCGAGAGATGGAAGAAACCCTTCGATCTGTTCGAGGAAATCGCCTCCCTGAAATCCGAGCTGCATGAAATCGGCAAAGGCATTGCTGATAGATATTTCATCTCTTAGCCAGACAGTATGCTGATATTCGCCTGCCTCCCCTTCCAGGTGAAAGACGATCGCCGGGATCGATCCAGAATTTTTTGTGTCAATCACTTTGGCCTGGACCTCGGCCATGGTAAAAATATAGCTGCCTTCAGGAAGGTCTGTAGCGGCCGCCTTATAGCTCCTCTCAGCTGGAGCCACTTTGCCATAACCTTTAACAAGTGAAGAGAAATCGATCATGATTTATTTCCTTTTTAGTTAATTTCTTGAGGGTTCGAGTTTCTTTTTAAGGTTTTTAATAATCGTTTCAGCCTGGTCGTATGAGAGCTCGGCCAACGTGCTGACCCCATAACGGGTCCGAAAATTGTCCTTTACCTGTTTGGCAGGAATCTTCAGCTCATTAATCAGGAAGCTGATATCGCCGATCTGATGGTTAAGGATCGGATTGTTTTCCTTTACCTCTGGCTTCTTGGCCTCGGTATAGACTGGAGCAGTGGTAGCAGTGACAGGAGGATCAGGCTCCTGGACAGCCCCAGAGATATCCTGAACCTCGGATTCATCCAAAAAACCTAGGCCACAAATAGAAAGCGTTACTCTCCGCTTGGCCTTGGTTTCTGCTTTCATGATCGCATTGCATCGAGCCTGACCTACAAGCCCCTTCAGGCTGACAGCTCCGACAGAACTATCTGTTCTGCCTGAAGGGAGAGTCGCCCTGGCGACAACCAGGTAATATTCCCCAGCCTCTTCAGCTCGACCAATCACACAGGAAACCTGATACAGCTTTCTGAGCTGATCAGTACAGTCCTTGGTAGCATATAAAACGGTTTTCCCGTCGAGGGTTAGGAATCTGAAGGGAAATGTTCTCGGGTTCAAGCCTAAGCTAGTGCAAATCTCAACCAGATAAACTGCTCTTTCGGCAGGAGTCAACTTGACCAGGTTCCCCTGGACAACAGATTCCATGATATTTCCAGCTGTCTCTGATAGACTGGTTTCAGATCGGATCGCTACTTCAGCCATTATTCCCTTCCTCCTCTTCTCGTTGTTGTTCCCGGATCAATCGCTGATATTCCCTGCTGGAATGAATTTTCGCAATCAGTGGAGCCCCGTACAGGTTCGGGACCCAGGCAGGAATCTCTGGCTCTCCATCCGTTTCGAAGTGCCAGCAAAAAGGTTTCACATAGGATGGATATCTCGGAAATTTTCCATCTCTATCCCTGCTCAATTGCAAGGCCTCCAGCCTGGGATAACCCATGTCGTTGTTGGTCGTTATCACATCGAGGCTGATCCCAAGAAGCCTTTGCAAATTCCAGTTTCCCGGATGGAATGTGTAGAGCACATCCTTGAAAACATTGATCAGCTTCGACCTGGTGTCAGTGCTGTAGTTGTACACCGCTTGAATAATGTGGGGAGCATCAGCCCCATATCTCAGATAGTCGATTAATTCGAACCCTACAAGGATCTGCCTTTTAAAATCTGAATGGTAATCTCTGAACCTGATTTCATGGGTTCCGATATCGACCAGAAGAACAAAATTCGCTCGATGCTTTCCTGGTGGAATCCTCGATCTTAATCCTGGAGGAACCATCTCCAAGTTAAAAATTTCTTGCATTAAACTTTCTCCTTAATCCGCGTTTCACAGTGGTAAAATTCAAAAGCTGCTCGCAATGTCTGGAATCTTCTATGTAGCCTCCTTCCTCTCAAATCAAGTTCAACTCGATATCTGCATCCATTTCCTTTGCCTTGGTTTACCCCTGGCAGAGCATATACCCGGCATTTCCCATCCCTGCTTATCCAGCAGGTTTCTGCTGCCACCCATTCCCTGTCGACAAAATTGAATACCTTTGCTGCCATTGCTGCCATTGCTTTTCCTTACAAAATGGGAGCTGCCAGGCTTCTGTAAACTGGCAACCCCCTCCACTGGCAACGAGCCAGCTTTCCCTCTTTATTCCTTAAATATCCCTGGGGAAATCGCTTCCCCCAGGGAGCTGAGACCTCCAGACCACCTGGAGGACACAATCAATTCTCTTTGTATTTCGCTGCATATTTTGCCGATAAATGACTCGGCAGATTGAACTGCTTTTTCTGTTCCAGGTCAACTATTTGATCACGTAAAAACTGGATCTCATCTTCCTGACCCATAGTTCCTAAAACGTAACCGAAAGTAAAAGAAATAATCACGAATGCCAGTAAAACAGTAAACTCGATCATTGCTGCTCCTCGATTTTCTCGCACCAGTAACAGGATCCCGATTTATTTTTCGTCTGCCTCTTTTGGCAGATCTTGCAGGTTTTCAGAGCTCCCGCCTGAAACGGAATCAACCTTTTTATCTTCCAATTTTCTGGCATTTTTTAACTCCTTTTCCTGTCGTTCTTCCAGCTCGCAGGAAGAACATTTGTTAAAACCGAAGCTGATAAAAGGAAACTCGCATGAATCACAGACCCTGAAACCCATTTATGTACCCTCCAAAATATCGCAACCGAAATCCAATCTGGGAAACTCGCTGGAACAATTTTCTCCTTAATAAAACCGGGAGGAAGCGAACGCCCTCCCAGTGCCTCATTGTTGTCGGTGGGTAACCAATCCACCTGTTTGTAAACCCCCGGGAGGGAAGACGGGAAATGTCTCCTGAAGAGGTTGTTTTTGTTGCTGTCTGAATGTAATATAACCAGTGGGTATCCACTGTCAATAAAAATTTACCAAAAAATAAAAATAAACCCGGTTTTGCTATTTATTGATATGGTGTTATAATTAAAGTAGCTTTTCATTTCTTTTTGTGGAGTTATGTGCTATGTTGTTGGTTATGGGAAAGAAAAAGCAAAATTCTGATCGCCACCTTCACCCACAAATCGGGCTTCGTTTACCAGCTCGAATTTGTCAGGCTCTCGATTCTTATGTGGAATCCATTGACTCTCGAAGGACAACCGAGATCATCATTGCCATCAGGGAATACCTTGAGTCGAAAGGTTACTGGCCCCCGCCAGGTGAAAAGTAGGGCAATTAGAGCCCCTTTTTTTTTAATTCCTCAACCGCTTTCCTGTGGCTTTCTTTCCTGCTGTTTCCAGTGGGTTTATTCCCTTTTCTGCTCTCGCCGAAAAATTGTTCCAGATCGGATTCTCCGATTCTGATCCTTCCATCGCCGCCGATTCGCCTTCCCAACCTTCCTTTGGTGCAAAGCTGGTAAACATGTTGGGGAGTAACAGCTAACAGCCTGGCTACTTCCACGACCTCATAAAGCCGCTCGTTTTTAAATTTGATCATTTGTTTACTCCAGTTTCGATTAGGTAACTGGAGTTTAAAAAAGTGAAAGGGAAGAGATCGCCGGGAGGATGATTGGAAAATGGAGAGGGACAAAAAAGCCGGAATCAGGTTCCGGCTTCGTTCATTTCAGTTTGTTCGAATATCGCCAGGAAGATGATAAAGCCCTCGCCTGGTAGAGAGAATCAACCGCCTCCAGGCTGGAGATCCTTTCCATAGGTCACTGAGTCGAACGGTATCGGATTCAGCCACTCGAAGAAGATCATTCCCTGAAATCTCTCCGGCTCCCACCCCTTTTACCCTCCAGAGAGCTTTGATGATTAATGCCTGTTTTGGTGTCAGGTAAAAATTCCCTATCCCTGGCCAAACTATCTGCCGGAAGTTTTCGCTGTGCCAAGGCGATTCTTTCCGCATTTCCTGAACTGGTAAAGGAAGGTCAATAATTGACCCCTTTTTAGTCTTGATGGACAATTGAACAGGTTCTTCACCGAACATTTCAAAACAGGTTTTTTTGACGATTCCAACCAATTCTTCCCAGCTGCTCATCAGCGCACTCCTTCCAAAATCCTTCAAAAACAAACCGGGATATAGTGTACATGTGTTTAGGTAACAGGTGCAGGCCAGTTTGCCAGTTTTACCCAAGCTGCTGTTGGGTTTCCCGAGCAAGGTCCGACAGCTCGGCATAAATGGCGGTTGTTGATTTATCAGCATGACCAGCTACAGCCTGAGCTGCCTCTTGCCCGTCCTTCCCAAGCTGGTGGACAGCCAGCTTAATCTCAGTCAATCGTAAGTGTCGGATCTGGCGGGGAGACCATGGCTCGATCGGATTGGAAGGGGTCCGCCTGTTGGCTTCTTTTATGGATCTGACCACAGCATGAAGGTAGCTGGACCTGTTGTAGCAGCCTCTCCCCACTCCCTTTCGGATCAAAGGGAATACCCAGTCAGATTCCTTTTTCCCTTCGAGCAACGGAGCCAAGATAGCCTGAGCCCGAGGTCCGATCCAGTAATGGGATTCAATCGGTTTATCAATGTGTTGAGTCTTGTATTCCTGCGGAGAATATTTCCAGACCGGCCCGGATCGATCTAGATCATTGATTCTCATGCAACAGATCTCATCCATCCGGCAGCCCAGCAGGGAATGGACCAGGATCAGCTCCCGGAGGCAGCCTGCCGGCAGCCAGGGCAAAGTCCTCTCGATCTGCTCCCGGCTGACTGGTGGAATTTTTTTCCCTTCAGGAGCTGACGTCCTGGTCCTTGCCAGGCCTCGGACCTCTCGTTGGGATTGCAGAGCTGCGAGAGGGATTCCCAGATGGGTATGGCCCCAGCTCCAGATCCTCCTGACTCTGTTTACCTGTTCATTCACGTTTCCCCTGGTCCACCTTTTCAGTTGCTTCCCTGATCGATAGGTCTGTTGAAGGAACAGCTCCCGGATCCCTCGGAGCTCGGCAGCTCCGATCAATCCTGCCAGCCGATCAGAATAGGGAGAGTCGATCAGGATCGAGATAATCTTTCTAAAACAGTATACCTCGCTGGTAGGTATTCCTTTTTTGACATAGTAAGTTTCCGCGTGTCGAAGGAAGGCCGCCAGTAGCTCCGCTACTGTCACCTGCCCTGGCTGTTCTGGGCTGACCGTTCGATCATTCCCCAACCACTCGGCTATCTTCTGCTTATATTTATCGATGGTCTCCGGATCTTCCCGGTCCCCCAGGTAGTGATCGACCCCATTGATTCTTACCCTGCCACGGAACCTCCCATCTGGGCCCTTGTGCCAGGTAAGTTTCGGAACCCAGCCAGATCCCGGCTTCCTTCGGGGGCTCATGTGAATTCTCCAAACAAATACTTTGAATACTGTAGGTTAGTGAGGATCATATTGCGCACTTGCGCAAAATGGTCTTTTGTTTCCCAAAAGGGTAACTTACCCTTTTATAGGGGTCCCGGACAAAAAAAAGAAACCAGAGAGGATATCTCTGGTTTTGCAGTGGTTTCAGCTGATCGGAGCGAGAGGATTTGAACCTACGAACTCTTGGTCCCGAACCGTATCTGCAAATTCGTCAGGCAGTCTATAACCCTATATATATCAATACCTTACGTTATTTGATTATAAACGACATGTTAAAGTATTTTAAACCTAAGTCCAATGAAATCGAAGTAAATCGACCTTAAAAGGGTAAAAGGGTAATTTTAAAAAAAGATTTTCTTAAAAGACTATTGACGTTGGCAACCGTCAGAGATTCCTTGACAGTTGAAAAAATGAACTTGTAAGAAATCCTTACAAGTTCATTTTTTTGTTATCGACTACATTTCCCGTTGGACCAGATCGACTGAGCCTGGATCACTGGACCCGTAACAATCACAAGAGCTGTGGCTGGCCAGGGTGCCGGCAGCACCTGGACAGGCTGGATAGGCTGCTGAACAGGATAGGAAGCTGGCTGATAAATCCCGCTGGCAGGGATCGAGCAGGAGCCATCGGAGCAGGCTGGAGCAGCACAGCTCCCACCAGGACAACTCGAAGCCCGAGCAGACCGCCAGCCAGCGTCAACCTGGCTGGACAACAGGAACAGGGACAGGATCGACAAAATTCTGATTAGCATTTGAATCCTTTCTTTTTGTTTTTTCTCGGACCATTTCCGAAACCTGATGATTGACGATCCCGAGAGCCCATTCCACCAGGATAGGCCAACGGACCTTGGAAGGGATTGAAGCAATCGAGAGTTCTTCGATTGCAGCCTCGAGGCTTTCCGCTACGATCGTTTTGAGTGGAGCTGGATCCTCGGGAGCTCCACCAGCTCGGGGAGTTGGCACAGCTCCTGGAATCGCCACCGAGACTCCATGCCGAGAAATTTCCAAGGCTCCGTCGAGACAATTATAGTCCCAGGTTCTCTGCCCCCGGACATATTCCAGGAGCACCTGCAAGTACATTCTTTCCATCAGTTCTCCTCGGGGAAAAAGCTGACAGTGATTGCTCCAGTCCTGACAGGAGCAGCAACAGCAGTAAGTACCGCCGCGAGGATCTCCGGGAGGAGCTGATCAAGGATCATGTTAGCAGTCTGTAGGGTGAACACCGCGAAAGGACTGCCAGCCAGGAGGGTCTCGAGTTCCTGGAAAAGGGAGTCGATAATCTTCTGGGGAGCCAGACCAGCCGGAATCCATTTTTTGATCAAACTGGGAAGAATTCCATTCGACAGGCTTTTCAGCTCGGCGACAACCTGGGCTCCCAGATAGGGAGACAGTTTCTGAAAACAGGCATTAATTAAACTGATAATCTGATTTGCGTCCATTTTTCTTTTCCTTTTAAACAAGACTTGGAACCACCACACCAGGAGCAACAGCGGAATCAGGGATCGCCCTCGATCCCAACAAAATTGACATGCCTTTATAGCCGTAGTCATCACCCCAGCTATTCAGGAATCTGACTCCCCACTGACCATCTTTTTCAACTGGATCGAGGAACAGAACACTGTGCCCCCACCAGGAAAGATCAGCAACGACAGGAATCCGACAGAATAACAGAGTCATGACTTGATCAAATGTCAGTTTCTGTTTATACTGTGGGATATCGAGATCCCACCAGCCAAAAGTAGTTTTATGTTTGGCCGCATTCTCCCAGGTTAAGGGATTATCGTTGGCCCGATTCATTGACTGCATGGGCCAAAACTGGCTCGAAGGTACTCCTCTGGTAGAGATGAATTCCAGCGATTCAGCTCCCCAGCCTCCCTCATCGCGGAAATTCTTTTCCATGCAAGCAACAGCGTAGGCACTCAATGGAACATAAGGTTCACCATTGACTGCCCTGACCATCATGACAGCAGCCGTAGAACTGTGGGCCCAGCAATAGCCTTTCCCGTTTTGGTCGAGGCTGGGAATTATCTGGCCATTGTTGCCACACATCCTGATATCGGACAGCCTGGAGCGATTGGCTTCCATGGCTCGGATGCGATCTTTCCATTCTGATCTTGGAATCAGTTTCAGTTCGGGAAGAGCTTTCATCGAGGAAGAATATCCAACCGGATGAGTCGAGAAATCCCGAGGCTTGCACCCTTTCGATTTAAGCTCGCCATCGATCACAGTATCTATATGTTCTGCAAAATTATCATCAGTGATGAAAATTTCGCCAGGGTAAAAATTATTCATTCCACCTCCCATTTATTATTTCTGCGAAAACAGCAATTAACCAAAAACAAATTAAGGAAAAGGCTGTTACATACCAGTCTGGTGTATGCAGTGTTTCAATCATCTTTAGCCGGAAAAAAGTAGTCCAAAACAAAAGCAGCAGCAACCGCCAGGATAATCATCAAAACAAGGCAGCAATCGTCTGGCATATCATGCCCCGTATTTCTGGAGCAGTTTCAAGGCTTCCTCTGCTGTCGCTGGTAAAGGCCCGGAAAAGCCCGTTTTTCCGTCGCTGATAATGATCCAGGGCAATTGAGATCTAGGCAATTTCAGGGCATCCTGGAAGGCCTTGGAATCATTGCTGGCATCGATCCCAGCGTCCCATATTCTCCAATCTGGAAGGCCAGAGGGTCCCTTAGCCGCCTTGGTATTCAGGTAAGTCCTGATATCAGCAGAGAACAGGATATCCTGCTGAGCTGTGGGAAGCTGTGACAGATTTTTAGTGTCGTAAAGGATCAGAGCTCTGAAGCCCTCCCCTGCTATGGGAGCAGGAGTTGGAGCAGGTCCGGGAGGGACAGGGCCCGGAGGAGTCGGCCCACAACCAACTACCAGAGTCGTGATCGCTGGATCTGTTGGGATATTGTTTTTGCTGGAATAGCACATGATCCGATAGGATCCAGGCTGCTTACAGATTGCAATAGCTGTCCTGGTGTCTCTCAAGTGCTGATCTGGAATCAGCTTGATTCCCTGATCGAGAGGGAACCATTTTACAGCAGCATTAATTGACTTAGCCTGAATAACGATTGGTTCTCCCGGGTCTCCCGAAATCTGCTTGGGGAGATCAATATCAAGAACTGGCGATCCCGCTCCCAGTGCAGCCAATATCAGTTTAAACAGATTTTCCATTATGTCTCCTGCTGAGTTCTTTTTAAGTTCTTTGAAGATTTTCCCGAACTGACAAGCCCGAGCTCCTGGAGCTGATTTGCCGCGAAACCTTTTCCGCAGCCTAATTTATTCAATCGTTCCAGCTCGGAAGACAGGTGGATCTGGTATTCCGTGATTTGATTGATCGCCGATTCCAGTTTCGAAAGAAAAAGGAAATGCCTTTCCTGAAGAGGAAGGATAACCTTTGTTCCAAACCAGACCCCACCTGACCAGAGACCCCAGCCGATAGCGACCAGTAAGGCAACAGGTATTCCCAGATCTTTCACCACTTGTAGCCATTCCATAGATCGCCTCCAGTTTCCCTTTGATTTTACTTTCGCAGGGTCACGATATTTTCAGAAACGTTACTTCTTTGTGGAGGTACTCTGAAACAGGGATCAGCTCGAAAAGGTTTAAAGGGTATCGTTCGAGGGACAGAGCTCGATATCCTCCCAGGTGACAATCGGCCAGATCGGAACGTTGGTCACGATCGTAAACCAGCAAGAGATATTTCCATTTTCCGCACGACCGCGCCCAATCCAGCCAGTCCAGAACAAGATTGCTTGGCCAATGATGAAGAACATCTTTCAGGATTGCCAGGTCTCCTGCCGGCAGGAGGTTTCTATCCAGATTCAGATCGGCAGCAAAATAGATCCTGTGAGTATCTGTAGCCTCTATTCCCAATTTTTTGACAATGCTGGTACAGCAATCCACCCCAACATAATCTTCGATCTCGATCTCTTTTCCTACCGATCCATCCCCACAGCCGAGATCAACGATTCTTTTTATTTCAGGTTTCCAATGAAGCAGGAAATTGACCAGGCTGACAAAAGGTCTGGCCTCTGCCGGCAGGCTTCCAGCTCCCGATCCCTTCCCCCAAAGCTGTTTTTGGTAAATCAGCTCAAAAGTTTCTTCTGGCGACTTTTCTTCATTACTCAACACTTGCGATAAATGCCAAAAAACTTCTTCTTCCTTTGGCAAACAATATTGGGGATTGGTGTACATTTGCTGCCGATCGGGGATATCCTCGATCCTAAACAGTTTCCCCTGGCATCGATGGACAATCCTGGGAACCTGATCGCTGGTTGAAAGGACAAAAGCCGTTGCTGTCCAGGCAGCTGGCCCAAGGCAATGCCAGCTGATCTCTCCTGCCAGAACTGAGAGAATAACTCTCCAGCAGTCCTGATCACCGAACATGTGAACAAAATAAAAATCGGAATGCTGACACATCCAGTGAGCCAGGAGGATCAGTTTCCAGGCCTTGGAACGATCGATCACCAGCTGGCCACCCTGAACAGCAGGAACCCCGTTTTCACCCTCTTCCCAAACTTTTGACCATTGCAGGGTATTGTAGTTTCCCGGAAGATCACTCCAGAAACAGAAATCACCTTTTTGAAGTTCCTGAAACAATGGCTCGACCTTATCGACCACATAAGCATCGGCATCAAGAAAAATGACTCGCCGATATCCGCAGTAAGCCAAGGCGTAGAGCTTGGCCTCCCAGCCCCTGATGATCCGGGCTCCCGTCCTTTTTCCATGGGCTTCGATATTGATCAGCTCGATCGGTCCGAGGCTTGCCACCTGTTCCGGCAGAACCTTTTCACAAGATTCTCGATACCAGACCTGGACAGGGAGCTGGCAACCCTGCTGCCTCAGCATCCTGATTCCTACCACAATTCCAGGCCAGTAGACTCCGCCGCCTACATAGACGATTCCATCCCCTACTGATACAGGAGGCTCGAAGGATTCCCCTCGAAGGTAATTCAGGGCTTGATAATGAAGGTTTCTGGTATCGGCATGGTGAGCCCAATCGCCTGGCCGATTCGGATCCTCGGGAGCTGGAATAGGATCCTGGAGCAATGGTTTCAGAGGTTGAACGAATTTTAATCGAGACATATTCACCTTTAGCTGATTATGATCGATCCGGACCCGGATCCCGAGGAACCACCGGAACCACTGGAACAGCAACCGATATTTTGACTGGTTGTAGATCCCAGAATACCACCAGGAATGAAAATTGTTTGTTTTGTAACTTGAATTCCTGATCCTAAGATCTGAACATCAGTTACCACATTAATGGCAATAATTCCGGATCCGATGGAACCTGTAGACCCTGTAGACCCGGGAACACTGCCGGAAGATCCCGATCTCAGGCTTCCAGATAGTGAAACCGATCCCGATCCAGATCCAGATAGCAGGATCGATCCAGACCCTGATCCGGAACCGATCGACCCAGATCCCGATCTCAGGCTCCCGGAAATACTGCCAGAGCCAATACTGCCCGAGCCTGATCCAATCGATCCGGACCCGGAGCCGATACTGCCAGACCTTGGTATCGATCCCGAGCCAGAGCCTGATCCCGAACCAGATCCGGAATATCCACTGGAAACAAAACTGGCTCCAGCCTGGACCCAGAAAAAGGGAAAGTAATTGTCGGAATAAATCCCGCTGGCTCCCTGATTGAATCCCGACAGTTTCCCAAGGTAATTTTGCCCGACAGCCAAAGGATAGCCGTTGATCTCGCTGATTATGCAGGAAACCCCTGTTGACCAGGTTAAGGTCTGATTATTCCAAATATAGGTGATGCCAGGATAAGTGTTGTTCGTTGAAGTGGCTCCCACCTGGACCACGGCCATCGAAGGAGCTGTCGGACCATCAGGACCCGGAATCTTTTGTCTGGCGTTCCATAAATGGCCGCCTTCGAAAGCCTTCAGCATGCTCGAAAGCCTGCTGGCTGCGTCATAATCAATAGCGAAACCCGGCATGCCAACTCCTACATCGGGGAAGGAAAAACAATTCGGGGATAAATATGAAAAGTGTTATAAACCGGATTTCCACCGGGAGCCAGTTGAACTCCGTTTCCATCGAGCAACACTGGCTGAGAAACGGATTGCCCAGTGATCGGATCGCAGATCGGAGCCAAGACAGGAACCCGAGGAGGAAAAGTATAGAGCTGCCTTCTGCCCTGGTCGATCAGATCGAGCTGCCACGTTGGACGATATTCAAAATTGATTCCCCACCTCCAATAAGAAATACCGTTTTCATAGACCAGATTGGCAGTAATTGAAGACAGTTTTAACTGTCCTACTGCAAAGGTATAGGGTCCGATGATCATGTTATTGGCATTAACATAATCGACAGCAGACAGCCAAAATCCTGAAGGAGCTGTGAGAGAATTCAACCCGATCGCAATGGTACAGCCTGATTTATTAATCTCGACAGGAGGGAGATAAGGGTCTCCAGCACTGTTCAGGATTGACTTTGTGTAGGTCCCTGTAGTGAGATCCCAGGCCTTGAATGTCGCCCAAGGTCTGGTGACAGTGGAGACCTGATAATCATTAGGCCGGAACAGAGGATTATCTACTCTCAGGCTTGGATCCAGTCCCTGCTGTTGTTGATCAATCTGGGGATTTCCAAAAACAGAAATTGCATCTGCATAGTAGGTATATTCGCCAGTGATATGAAAGAGAGTCGGATCGTCGCCATCCCTCTGGCTCGACAGCTTGACCAGGATCAGGTAATTGTCTTCAGGGTGTCTGCTCCAGACTTTTGGAAGCAATGGGTGAGAGGCTCCATAAATCGCCCCATAGGTAGGGAGATCTACCTTTACTTTCCAGGTTCTGCGAGATTGTTTTTGATATCTCTGATCCTGGCTGGCAAACGTGTCTAAATCTTCAACTATGTAAAGATATCCCATTAAAACCCCTATTTCGGCATTGCCAGAACAGCAGGAGGAGCTGGAATCCTCTGCAATGCTTCTAGCATTGCTTTTTGGATTTCAACCTGTTTTTGAGCCAGAATACTGTTCCGGACAGTGGCTTCCTGAATTCGCTCCTGAACTGATTTCCCTTCCTGTCCGAACTGATTCCGGATAATTGACTCGATCCCGGCAGCAGAACCCCGAACAGCAGCCTGGGCCCCGTAGGAGTCGGGATTCTCATCGCTTGTAATGAATTCAGCCAGGGCTTTTCCTGCCTTGCGGGCGATCGCCATCTGGAAGGATTGCAGCTCTTTTTCAGATAGTGCAAGACCTGATTCGGCAGCCTGCCCCATCAGCTCGCCGAGCTGCTCGAACGATTTCTTCAGAGCTTCAATCGGAGTAGCTGTAGATTCCAGGGTGTCTCGGGTCCATTCTTTAATATTCCGAGCAGAAAGCTCCAAGGCTGCCTCGATTCCCTTGGCAGTTTTTTCCAGCTCGATCCCGGCAGCAGCAGCCGCTGCCTGAGCAGCAGCAGCAGCCTTTTCACTGGCCGCCAACTGGTCAGCCTTCGCTGCATTATTTCGCAGGTTATCGAAAAAGCCCTCGATTTTCTGATTGGCTTCCTGAAGCCTTTGGTCCAGTGGCCTGAGCTTCATTTTGGTAACAGCGTCGATACCCTCGAAGACTTTCTGGGTCTCACCTGTGCTGAATCCAGTGGCTCCCAGCTGCGCTGCTGCGGAAGTCTTTTCCAGAAAGGCTTCCAGCTGAATTATCCCTGCCCTGATTGCTGACTCGAAGGCAGCCGCTCCTTTGGCAAAGGATTCAGAAAACTGATAACTGAAATCTCTGGCAGCCTTGAAGCTGGCCTCGATCCCTCCAGATTTTTCGAGAGGATCGACCATCAGGGAAAAGTTTTTACCGATCTCCAGGACAATATCCCGGATCCCGGAAAGGAACCCCTTGAATCCTGCCAGGGCTTCAGTGATTTTTAGGTTGTCGATCAGGCTTTTCCCGATCTCCATGAAAATATCGTTGGCAGTGGCTTTCAGTTCGAGCAGCTTGCCGGCATAGGAATTTTTGAACCGGGTAGCAGCAGCCTGAGCTTCAGGGGTCTGGGAGGCTGCCGCGATCGCTTTCACCGCCGTACCAGCCAGGACAGTTCCTTCCTGGAGGGATTTCATCGCTTCTCTGGCTGTATAAGATCTGCCTGTCACCCTGGTGAGTTCAGCAGCCAAGGCTTCGAACACTTTCAGGCCTCCAGACTGGAGGCTCTCCAGTGTTCCCTCGCTGGCCAGCACTCCCCTGGAAAGAGAACTGAAGGCTGCGTTCAGCCTTTCAGCTCCACCAGCTCCACCTCCCAGCACTGCGACAGCAGCTGAAGTATCATGCAGAAGATTTTTAACCGCACTGGCTGACAGGCCAGAGCTGACCAGATCGGAAAAGGCTTTCGACATTGTTTCCAACGGGATTCCAGATTTTATCGCCTCTTCCCTCAGATCTGCGATAGATGCAGATCCTTTCTTAAAATTGCCTTCTAAATAAGTTGCATGGATCTGGAGTTGCTCCAGCTCGGAGCCGAGATCGATGATTCCAGGAGTCCAGGATCGGATCCGGGAGACCAGCCCGGAAAAAATGTCAAAGGTAGCCTTAACATCAGCCATTCCTTTGAGTTTCGAAGTGAAGGCTTCCCACACCCCACCAGAGCTTTTTGCAGCAGCTCCAGTCGATTCCAGTCCCTTCTTCGCCCTGGCCAGCCCTGATTCAGCTGCCTGGCCGCCCCAGCCCAGAGCGATCGCCATCTTACCGATCGAGTAGTTTGCCATTTTGAACCTTACCTCCCAAACATTTCATAAACTCGATCTGCTGCTCTATCGGTAATTCCTGTTCCTGCTGTCCCCATTTCGGAATCAGGTCAGCCAGTTTGATTTCCTTTGACCATGGAGACAATGAAGCCCAGGCAGTAACACTGGAAAGATAGTCATCCCGATATGGGCCCCATGGCTCGATCGACAGCAGGGCAATCCATTCAGTTAATTCTGCTGAGCTTAACTCTTCTTCGAGCTCGGAAACAGTTCTACCTAAATGCCCAGCCAGAGCGAAAAGGATTCTTCGCAATGGCCGGGATTTCAGTTTTTTTCCGTTGCGATAACATCTTCCTTGAACATCTTGTTCAGGGACATTGCGGCAGACCAGAGAAGGTCCGCGACAGGCCCTGGAATGGAAGCGACAGCCTCCAGCTCATCATCCTGGTAAAGCCTGTTACCCTCGGCATCGGACAGCGTAACAACCAAAAGCCGAGCTCGAAGGTTATCCCAAAACCGTCCCTTGGCTTCGAGGCTCTCACCCTCATATCGATCCCTTTCTCTGGAATTCATCTGCCGGATATAGACAGATTCTTCCCATTCTGGGATCGATACCAGGGTGACTTTTGGCTGAGACTTTTGCCCAATTGTCTTTTTATCCAGTGGCATGGTTTAACCTTAATAAGAACTCTGAGCCAGGGTGAAAGTGTAAGTAAGAGCATCATCACCCGCTATCAGTTCTGGCGTACTGGTTTCCGAGATATACCCTGTCCAGCTAAGGAAATTGTCGACGATAGACCCCGGCAGAGTAACTGCTATAGTAACAGCTGTCCTACTTGTTTGATAGCCTTTGATGGTTTGAAATTGATTGCTCGCGCTGGCTACATCATCGAGGTAACAGGTAAACTGAACTGTACCAGGATCCAGCCTTGCTGGAGCCTTTACCAGAGTAGCATCAGCCAGCCCGCTGACATCAGCCATAGACATCGATTCGGTATTCCCGCCGATCGATTTCAGTGTTGTGATGGTCACAGGGGAGCTGCCAGATTTCTGAACAATCGTTGCAGTAGTCCCAACCGCCAGTAAAATTTTTCCCATTTATTAGGTCTCCTTATAGTTTCCGATTATGTCGATTGTTGTAGATCTTGCTTGGTCATCCGTTGCATCTGCGAAACTCTCAGCCTGATCCCCTTGATCTTCAAACCGCAAAGAAAACACTGTAAAACCGCTGAGAGTCTTTTGAGTAGCATTCGCCAGGATGATCTGCCTGATCCATTGGCTGATCGTTTGGCAGCTCGCCCTGGTTAAAGCAACTACTGTAACCGTGATACGTTCCGTCGAGTAAGCCAGTGTCCCATCAAGGAAATAATTGCCCTGTAAATCCACCCCCTGATAAACCGCGTAAGGCATGACTCCACCCTGGGGATAGGTTTCGGGAGTAATGCCTCCAGGGAGATTAGTCGAGTAGTTTGTATCCGCTACCAAAAGGTCACGAACAATTTTTGCCAACAGGCTCACCTGATCCCCTCCTGATTCAAAGCCGATTCGATCGATTCTTTGGTTAAGGTCAGTGCCAGGGATTTATTCTCATCCCGAGCAGGTCTGAGAAATGGCTTGCCAGGAACAAATTTTCTGACTCCAGAGCCCCACAGGTTAGCCAAGAAACCGTTTTCAACCAGGTGAGCGTATCTGGTAGGAGTCGTTCGATAGATCAATCCATTCCGGGGATTGATGGTATCAATTGATATTTTGGTCCTCGGACCAACGAAAACAGTGATATTTCCATTTTTTCGATTGGCGAAAATTTTGGACCCCAGCGATTTTTTCAGGGCTCCAGAAGAACCGAGCTGAGGGATTCGTTTTCCCTTTACCTTGATAAATTTTTTGAGCTGTGGAGCCTTTGCCCTGGCTGATTTTAAAACCTGGGTAGACCATAGCCTGGCAGCTCGCTTCAGGGCTGCCTTGATCTTTTTGGGAGCCAGTCCGAGCTGTTCGGCAGCTTCTGTCAGAAAAGTGATTTCCAGACCAGTTTTTTGTAAAACCTTGCTCATATTGTCTCTCCTGGCTTTTGCCTGTCAACACAGTCGAGGACCAACCAGGTCCTCCTCCCATCGGGATCCCTCAATCCTTTGATTGCCAGAGTTCGATTTCTCCAGAGAATCTGTTGATCAGTCAAAACAGCAGGATTAAACCGGATCGTCACTGTGGTATAGGTCAGGCTCTGGGTCTGGGAGTCGATCGCCGATTCAGCTCCACCAGCTCCCTCAATCTTCGCCCAGCAGGTCTGGTAGGTTGTCCAGTTTCTACTAGGTTGGCCAAACGAGTCAGAAGACGACGTACTGGATTGCAGCTGGATTCTGTGCCTCATGTCACCTGTAGCCACCCGGTAAGGCATTAGCAATAATCTCCCGCGCTGTAGATCTTGCAGATTGATTCGATAGCCAGAGCAATCTCATCCCCTACTGATCCCACCGCTTCGCGGTTGTTGTACCAATGAGAGACCAAGAGCTTAATCGCATTCTTGAGCAGTGGAGGAACGAGGCTGGCATCAGCAGAATATCCAGCCACGAAACTGATCTGGACAGCATTGGTTTTTCCCAGCTGTGTCCAAGGCCAATACACCATTGGAGGCAGTACCAGCCTGGGAGGATTATGATAAAGGTCCAGCTCGTAGTCTGTTCCTGCTGTTAATGTCGTCAAAACTCCTTGAAGATTGTAATACTGCACCAGTGGAGTCGCTGTTAAAAACTCAACCCCGGCAGATTGATCCAGAACTGGCAGCCTGGGTAGGTGAACAGACCAGCCAGGAAAAGTATCGAGGAGTAACTTGTAGCCCGTGTAAATCATGGTTCTACGGGTCACTCGCTCGATATAGTCCCTGGCCGCTGTGATCAGAGTTGAGATCAGGGAATCATCATCGGTAATGTCAATACGCAAGTGGGTTTTCATTTCCGCGAGGGAAACTGGCTCGACAGCCGGAGGAACCACTACCGCTAATGTCACCTTTTATTCCTCTGATTCTGTAACTTCTTTTCCGGATTCTCTGGAGTCGGATCCCTGTATTCCTCTCCCACTCCAGCTTTAATCAGCCGGGTTCCTTCCTCGACAGAGACGTCAAGAATTTCGCCGGCTGAAAAATAATGGACAGGAGAGGATAGAGATTCGAGAAGCAAAATTTTCATCTCTATCCTCCTATCGATTAATGAAGCAGATACTTCAGGGCCCGAGGCTGAATGACTCGGCTGTCAGCTCGCATCAAGCCGACAAAAGCCACCTGCCCGAGTTCAGCGTATCGTTCATCCAGTCGAACAATCTGGAGATCCATCGCATCACGGATGAACAGGCCCTTCTGAAAATCGCCGAACAGGATCGACTTGGCCCCCGATGCGATCGAAGAAGGCATTGATTGATTAATGAATACCGGATAGCCCAAAAGCCGATTGGGTTCGCCGACCATATAGGATTCGGTAAAGATCGGTCTGCCGAGGCTGTCCTTCAGCTGTCGGATAGCCTGAAGGATGGAATCGTGCATCATGAAGACAGCCTGGTCACGATAGGCACGATCCAGGCTGTGGGTCAGCCCAATGATATCATTGACCGCCAAGGCTGTTGGGCTGGCAGCAGTGACGGAATTGGTAGCAGAGGTAAGGCAGCCTTCAGGCTGGCCGGACCCTGTACCAAGGGTAAAATCGGTCTGCTGGATCCTACCCAATCTTTCACCCAGCAGCCCGCCAAGCATTCCTGGAATATCGATTGCGGAATCCTGCATCAGCTCAATCGAGGCATTCACCAGCTTACTGGTGTATTTGAAAGCCTGAAGAGTCTTCTGGCTGAAAGCAACATCCTGAGAAGAGAAAGCCACATTCTCAGAAACTCGCTCGCCAGAATTGCTGGTGTCATCGACAACAGGAATCTGAACAGGGTTTCCTGTATCGGTCCTGATCACCCTGGCCACTTCTCGAAGGTTGGCATAATAGAGAAGGTTCTTTTCCAGCTCGGGAAGGAACCCGGTAGGAACCAGGTAGCCACCTGCCGAACCGTTAGCCAAAAGCACACCTTCAGACTGGGTTCGGGTCTCGAAGCCCTTCGCATCCTTTCGGAATTCAGCCTTGAAAGAATTCACTGTCCGATCGTCCCACAACCTGAAATTCAGGACCCTGTTATCGAGATTGAATCCTTGCCTCTCGGCTGCTGCGAGATGTTTATCCTGGAGGTTTCCCGTAGGAGCCAGGGTCCACCCACGCAAGCAGAGGTCCCGGTCCTGATTCGCCTGGCGGTCATTCAGATCCCGGACATAACCGGGAGCATAACCTGGAGTCATCGGAACAGATCGCCGGGAGGCTGGCTTTACCTTAGCTTCGAGAGCATGGAGCCGAGCTTCCATAGATTTCAATTTCGCATGAGAATTCTCAGCTGGCATCGGTTCAGGCTGAGGAGTCCCCTCGGGAGGAGAGTCCTGATTCTTATCATCTTCTGGATCCTGAGCGACCTGCTCTTCCAGGAGGCTGACACGATCATCGAGATCAGCCACTGTCTGAGTCAGATTGTCGATCATGGATTGTTCATCGGGATTCAGGTCCCTTTTTTCGAGCAGGGGAGACAGCTTGTTCATGAGTTTCTTTCGCTCATTCAGAAGACTGTGAACCTGATCGAGTTTGCTTTTCTGCTGCATCTGATGATCTCCTTATGATTATTTTTCAGATTTTAACTTTTTGGAAACACGATATCGATTTTGAAGAAACCACAATTTTCGCTTCCGACTTTCCCAGTCTCTAATCGAATTCAGGCTTCGAAGAGCGACAGAAGTATCTGGATAGGCTGGAATCGTCACGACAGAGACTTCGATCAAGTCCAGATCGGTCAGGGTCCTGATTCTTTGGCCGTCGACCACCTCCCAGGTTTCTCCCCCTGGCCGCACCAGGAAGCCAAAACTCATCTGGGAGATATCGCCCCTGGTCAGCAGGGTCTGAAGGTCTCGGGAGTAGCTGGTATCTGGTGGATCGATCTCGACCTGGAGCCCCTGATTATCGGTGGACAGCTTCAAAGTTCCGATCGAGGATCTGCCCAGAATTTTGCTGGAGTCGTGATCAACAAAAGCCCGGATATCTGTCTTTGAATTCAGGGCATAATCGAAAGCACCAGGAGCGATCTTTTCCCGGAATCCTCCGAGATCTTCACTTAAAGGACCAAAAACAGCAGCATATCCAAGGATTTTTTTTCCGTCCGTCTGGGTGACGGTTCCAGCGTCCCGACGTTCGATTAGCTTCATTTCGCCCCTCCCGGCTGAATCGGCACCCATTTGATTTTCCAGCGATGTTTCCCGCCAGGCTTGACTGGAGGAATCAATTCTCGCTCTCGCTCGATCCCGCAGATCCTGCAACGATTGGTCGATCCGTGCTCACAACAGGGGATCTGGTATTCACTCATTTGTTCCGCTAATCGCTTGACCGATTCAGAAATTGCGGGAGAATTTCTTTCCAATTCGCTGTCGTCCTGAGTCAGGTCATCAGCAGGAGCTGGCACAGCGACAACAGCAGGATCATTCGTTGGAGCCGATGGACCATCTGGAGCGTTTAGAGGCTGCATATTGAGGGGCTGGAGGTAATAATCGCCACCTGGAACAGGATCGAGATTTTCTTTCGCCCGGATCTCGTTGACCGAAAGCCAACCCCAGTTTCTGCCGACAGCGTAAGAGCTGTACCTGGTAGCCTGGTCAGCTCGGAGCATTCCCTCAACAAGGAATTCACAGTAGTATTGGTCCCGTTCACCTGGGAGCAGCAGCTTATGGAATACAGTCTGCTCGAACCTGATCAACCATGGTCGAATTGTTTCGGAAAGGAAAAACAGGTTTTCCTGTTCAAGCCCTTGCCCGCCTGCTCCAGAGACCCGGAGCTTCGATAATGGGACATTGAAGATCCTGGCTGCTTCCTCGATTTGAAAGGATCGAGTTTGCAAGAATTGGGCATCATCTGGAGGGACCCCGAGGGATTGCCACTGGAGCCCCTGTTCCAAAATAGCGGTCCTGTGGGAATTATAAGTCCCTGATTGCAGGGCATCCCATTCCCGCCTCAGTCTTTGTTTGGCATCATCCGAGAGAGCACCTGGCACAGTCAGAACCCCGGAAGGTCTGGCTCCATGACCGAAAAGCCTGGCTCCGAATGTTTCAGCAGCCTGGCCGAGCCCAAGGCCCTGGCGATGGACCCTGATAGGGGAATAGCCCTGAATCCCGTCATAGGAAAGCCCAGGCAGATGAAAGATATCTGCTGCATCAAATGTTTGAGTTTGTCCATCCAGTGGAATAAATTTGTAATAGAGGCTTCCATCAGCCCGCCTGTGAGTTGTCACCCGATCGGGAGGCAGCAGCCAGAGAGATTCAGGAACCCCGAATTCATTCCTTTGAATTTCCGCATAGGCATTGCCCCACGTGAGGCAATGGGCAATAAAGGCTTCCCTCCAGATCAGGCTTGTTGTTTCCGGATTAGGCAGATCGTGGAGGAGCGAGTAAAGGGGGTGATCGTATGCCCGGACCCGCCGACCTTCAGGGGTTTTTCGATAAAGGATACAAGGCAAGCTGGCAATCGTTTCAGAAATCACTCGGACAGCAGACCAGACGGCAGCAATCGAAAGAGCTGTAGACTCAGAAACTCCAACCCCTGAAGCTGTCAAATGACTGCCGAAAAGATGGACCAGCGCAGGGTCTCTAAGGCTCCAGGCAGATTGTCTCTGCTCGGGCTGCCTCGAAAACAGCGATGCAATACGATTCAACATTCCCATCCAGGAATTTCCTCCTGTATGGAAATCACTTTAATAAATCGCTGTCACGATAGGATTAGAGGATAAACAAACCTGATTTTTCGTAAATGGAGCCCTGATCTGTCACTGATTGAACTCTTGCCCTGGCGGTAGCCATGATCGCAGCAACAGCTGGATCGATCTTTTCAAGGCTGCGTTCTTTCGAGGGTTTAATATTTCCAGCCGCATCGGTCTGGATCGAAACATTGCCAACAGCCCAACGGAAAACCGGGCTGCCGTCGTGCTTAAATCGTTCGGATAGAACCAGGGCTTCGAAGTCCTTGCAGGCTGGCGACATGCTGGCGAACCCCTGCCCAAAAGCCACTACCGGCAGTCCCTGAGCCTGAATCACCTGGGCAATATGGCTTGCGTTCCAGCGATCGATTGCAATCTCTTTGATCTGGTAGATCTTCGACAGCTCGAACAGCTTCGAAACCACGGCATCATAATCAACAACATCCCCAGCAGTAATCTCGATATTTCCCTGATGGGCCCAGGTGTCGATTCTTACCCTGTTCCTTCTTTCTCGCTCTTTCATGGCTCCCCTGGGAGCCCAGCTCCAGGTCTTGCAAAAAATAAACTGTTCGACAGGCCAGCTCAGGGAAAGACTGGTTAGATCGGTAGTGGAAGACAGATCGAGAGCTCCCCAGCAAGGCTGGCCAGCAAGATCTGGCCAAGGATCAGCCAGGCACGCGTCCCACTTTTCGAGATTGATCCAGCGGCTGACTCCTTCGGTCCACTGGCAAAGATGAAGCCTCCTGAAGGCCATTTCCTTTCCAGGGCTCGCCTTGGCTTCCAAAACCTGCTGCCGGAAATAATCAGCCTGGACAGAGACCCCATAGCCGGGATTGGCTTTTTTCCAAGTCTCCTCCTGGGTCCAATCATCGTCATCGCCGGCAGCATAAATCACCGGCAAAAAGGCTGGATCTACGATAGTTCCTTCCTTGACACCCTTGGCGTATTTATGGAGCTCGTAGCAGAGACTCTCGCGGTCATACCCGGCCGTCGTGATCGCAAAGGTTAAGGGTTGCCGGCGAGCTCCAGTGGACGTCTGGAGGGTATCCCAGAGTTCCCGATTAGGCTGACAATGAACCTCATCGAAAATTATTCCGGAAAGGTTCATCCCGTGCTTGGTATAGGCATCGGCAGAAATAGCCTTGTAAACGCCCCCAGTCTTTGTCTCGATCCATTTTCGGTAGACGGTGCACCGCTGAGAAAGGATAGGTGAATTCTCAATCATGATTTTGGCCATGTCAAAAACGATGGAAGCCTGTTCCCTGTCGGCTGCTGCCGATACTACCTCAGCTCCTGGCTCCTGATCTGCGAAAAGGAGGTAGAGAGCGATTCCGGCAGCCAGAGTCGACTTGCCCATCTTTCGAGGAATCTCGATATAACAGGTCCGATATTGCCGAGTTCCGTCAGCCCGAAGAGTACCGAAAAGAGGCTGGATAATATCCTTCCATTGCCAGTCGGACAGCTTGAAGGATTCGCCGGCGAGCTCTCCCTTCACATGACCCAAAAGCTGCTCGAAGAACAGCTTGCAGCCCTCAGCTGGTCCATCTGGCTTTTTCTTAACTCGACCCATATTTTAGCTGCCCAGCAGTTTCAAGATGTTGTCATCGATTGGATCTGCTTCCTGTGGTTCAGGCTGGAGCCGAGCTCCTTGTTTGCTCCTCGGAGTCAGGAGCAGTTTAGTCAGGGACATATTCACCGCCGATTCAACTGACCTGAGCTCCTTGACCAGAGGATCCAGATTCATGGTGGTAGCCGAGGGAATCGAAAAACTTTCCAGCTTGCGAACCTGTTCAGCCAGGTTGTGCATCCTGGCGATTTGCCGGCAACAGACGATCACGACCATGACCCCAGCCTTATTGTCATGGCCGATCTCGATCAGGAGTTCCCGGATTTCCTGGTAAATTTTTCTTTCTTCCCCAACCAGGACGGCTGGAGAAATCGCTGGCAGGCCACGTTCCGCCCTGGGCTTTTTTCTTTTCGGCATGGTACTACCTTAAAAAATGATTAGGACCTAAAAACTGAGCAAAAAAGTGTTGCTGATTCGACTAGTACGGTCTTTCGGTCAGGTATTGCAACTGTTTTACCCCCTACCCTTACCCAATCTGCTTTAGTCCCAGCAGGGAGAAAAAGTTTATTGCATCCGTCCAGATGCTTGTATTATCCGACAGGTTAAGACTAACCCCGCTAGCCTGTTTAATTGCCGCTACATTGGCCTGATTTCCAACCGCTGGCGTTCACCCACCAGCCGTACATGAAAAGAACCCTTGGCACATTCCCATGGCAGACATCCACGCGATGCCTGTAATGGGTGACCAGGTAGCAGTGAAGATCACCAGCGTTTACCTCGTAAGGCTTGCCGTCGATCCAGATCGTGCCGCCACTTTCTGGCTTGGAGACGAGGACGTTGCACCTCAGCCCGGCGACCGTTGGGTGGTCCTTGTGGGCGGGATCCAGGTGCTCGTAGACATCTCCACTGTCGTAGGTCACGCTCACTACCAGTCCATCCACCCCGCCGAATTCAATCCTGGACAATCCCTTGAGAGAAGGAATGGTATCGAGGATTTTGTCCTGGATCCTGTAGGCGAGGTCTGGGTACTTGACCGTCGAAAGCCCTTCTTCGTTGAAACGGGAAGTTACCCGTTTGTCAGTGCGGGCAACTCCTCCACGTTCGTGGTCCCTGATGATCCCAAGAACAAACCCATCACGCCGTTGGGCAGCATTAACGCTCCAGTCAAACAAGCCTTGCCGCTCGTCCTCCGAGAGAAATCCTGGAACCAGTAATACTTTTCCGTCCCACATTATTTCTGGTATCCAAACAGCTCGAACTCTTCGGGGCAGTACTCGAACACTTTTTGCCGGTAATCCCACCTGTCGTACCTGGGCAGGTCGATCCTCGAAACGCCAATGTTTGGGAGATCCACATTTTCTTTTATAAATGGCAATTGTTTTAAATCAAAAACAGGGAATTCCTGATGAATCAAATAATCAACACGACCAAAATCATTTACGACATCCTGATAAATTTCCGATTGTTTTACTGGTCGAAAAAAATTCCTTTCAAGATCGTCAAAATAAACCCATTCGTTCCTTGCACCATATGCAGTTTTAATTTTTGAACCAACTATTAAGTAATCCAGCCATTCATCGAAACTTTCCCACAACAGCCCATGTCCATCATTGTGATTTTTCCATGCCGACAATCGCAAAAACATGGACAACATTCTGCGAAAAGGATGTCGTACCGTCATGCAGATAGTGTAAGTTTTCAATTGATTTGTATATTCTTGACCCCAATACTGTGCTATGACATTTAAGTCAAAACCATGTTTTCCTATTGCTTCAAATGCTTCGTAATTATCTGTAAACCATTTTGAAATCGAACGTGAAGCTGTTGACTCCGGAAAAATGAAAACAGTTTTATATTTATCACTGATATACATTATGCTGTGTAAGATCCTGAGCCAACATCCCAAGCCAAAATCGTGTTAAATCCGTTGGTTTTTGGGTATCCGGTCAACATGGTGCCTGTGTATGTGCCGGTATATTTTGCAGTTGGGACTGACAAAATCACGACACCAGATCCACCGGAACCTCCTGTATTCCCTCCGTTTCCTCCTCCACCTCCTCCAGTATTAGCTGTTCCTGATATTCCAACAGCAGGAAAAGTGCTAGCACCTGCACCACCTCCAC